GGGTTTCTCTTTCACCAACAAACGAGACGAAAAGTTATGACTAAGGACAAATCGGCTGCAATCCGGTCACTCAAGGTCGTCTCAGGCTCGAACAGGACGGATTCGGATTTCGATACCACTGTGGACCCAGTCAAGTCTTTAATAGGCTCCCCAACGCCAAGAATTCACTCAAGGCTCAACGATTTACCCTCAAAAGGCGATGAGATAATTGCATTTGCCGAGTCAGTGGGCATTGATCTGATGCCTTGGCAGAAATTCGTGATTCATCACGCTCACAAAGTCAAGGCTGACCAGCGATGGCAGCATTCTGAAATTTGCATCGTGGCAGCTCGACAACAAGGAAAATCCACGCTGCTCTTAATCCGGGCATTGGCTGGACTCTTTCTGTGGGATGAGCCGTTGCAGATTTCGTCAGCTCACCGGCTTTCAACGGCGTTGGAATTGTTCCGGCAAATTGTCAAGGTCATCGAGACCAATGATTTTTTGAAAAAACAAGTCCAAGTCATTCGATGGGCGCATGGATCAGAAGAAATTGTCACAATCACCGGCAATCGCTATATGGTCAAAGCATCCAACAACGCAGCTCGTGGAATTTCTCGGCCAGAGGTTGTTTATATGGATGAACTCTCTGAGATGAAAGACTTAGATGGATTTGCCAGTTTGCGCTATACCATGATGGCATCGAGGAATCCGCAGGTATGGACATTCTCGACGGCCGGGGATCAGACATCGGTTGTCCTGAATCAGCTTCGAGATCGTGGGATGGCGGCGGCCATAGGCGGCAGCGACTCAATCTGTTATTTGGAATGGTCGGGCTATACCGACGACATACACGATGAGCAAAATTGGGTGGCAAGTAATCCAGCTCTAGGCCATACAGTCCATGAGGACAATATCCGGGCAATTCTTAACGATCCTCCGCATGTAGTCCAGCAAGAAGTCTTATGTCGCTGGATTCATCAGAAGGATGCAGTCATTCCAGCCATCTCATGGCAAGAGTGCATGGATGAGTCGGTGCAGCTTGATCCAGAAAAAACGACATGGTTCGGACTCGATCTCTCACCGGATCGTAGAGCTGGGGCATTAGTGGCCGCCCAGAAGTTGGACAATGACAGATTTGTGGTCAAATTGCTTCGGACTTGGGAAAACTCGGTATCTCTTAACGACTTGGAGATGGCAAATCAAATTGCTGACCACTTTCGCAAGTATCCAGTGGAAGTTATCGCCTACTCCAAGAGAACGGCCACAGCCGTCGCCGGTCGATTGATTCCAGCCGGAATCCCGATTATGGACTTTGATGGACACAATTACGCGACAGCGTGTGATCAATTACTTTCGGCCATTACATCAAACAGGCTTCGCCATAATGGGAATGAAGAGCTGACCAAGCAGATGCTCTCGGCCGTGCGATTGCCTCATGGCGATGGCGGATGGGTTATTGGACGCAGAGCGTCACAGACCACAGTTTGCGCCAGCGTGGCCGCCGCACTCGCTACATTTTACGCGACACGCCCAGAGACTGAGATTGATATTTTAGTGGGTTGATGCTTGACCTTTGAGAGAATTCGTGTATGGGATTCAGAGACATCTTTGTTCGAACTTCATCCGTCACAGAGCTGGCATACGACGTCTCTGCATCTCTTGCACCGGTAACGACTCTTGATTCACTCTCGCCATTCTTTCGCGGCGGTCGTACAGCTACACGCGAAGAGGCTATGAGCGTTCCGGCAATTGCTCGCGGCCGTAACATTATTTGCTCATCCATTGCTTCAATTAGCATTGAAGTGCGTGATCGTGTTACTGGGATGGAAGTTGATTCACCGCGCGTCATTCACACTCCTGATCCACGCATTCCCGGAGTTGCCACCTATGTCTGGACTTTGGAAGATTTGTTATTTTACGGATACGGATATTGGCAGATTACCGAACTGTTTGCCGATACGCAGCGCGTTCGCAGCGTTCAAAGAATTTCGCCAGATCGCGTCACCATTAACACAAATGCAGATTCGACAGAGATTGAGTCTTATTCCATTGATGGATATACGCCACTTCCGCTTACAGGCGTTGGATCACTGGTCGTGTTCTACGGCAATGATGAAGGATTACTCAATCGCGCTGGTATGACAATAAGAACCGGCGCAGAACTCGAGCGCGCCGCAGCTCTTTATGCGCGTGAGCCTGTTCCACAAATGGTTTTGAAATCAAATGGCACTGCATTGCCAGCCGATCGCATTGCTAAACTCCTGGAGTCTTGGGGTGCAAGTCGCAGAAATCGCACCACTGCATTCTTAAATGCTGATATTTCGCTGGAGACTTTGGGCTTTGATCCCGAAAAATTACAGCTTGCAAGTGCGAGAAGCTACATCGCAACCGAATTGGCCAGAGCCTTGGGAATCCCGGCCTACTTCATCGATGCTGAAACTGGATCATCGATGACGTATTCAAACGCTGCAACAACACGCCAGACATTGCTCGACTTTTCATTGATTCCATTGATGAACTCTATTACCAAAAGATTATCAATGCCAGATTTTCTCCCATCATCGCAACGAGCAGACTATGCGTTAGATGACTACTTGCGCGGCTCTGCATTAGAGCGCGCCCAAATATATGAGATTCTCAATCGCGTCGGCGCATTGAGTGCAGAAGAAATCCGAATTCAAGAGGAGATGATCCGATGAAAGTATTGACACCATTTACCATCACGGCAGCCGATTCAGAGGCTCGCACTATTACCGGCCAGATTGTTCAATTCGATACACCGGCGAGCGCATCGACCGGTAAAGTCTTATTCAAGGCCGGTTCATTGATTCCAGCATCGGTCAAGCTCAATCTTGAGCACGACGCATCCCGGCCAATCGGAAAGACGCTATCAATGGAGCTTGCACCCGATGGCAAGTCAATCAATGCCACGTTTAAGATTTCTAAAACAAACGCCGGATCAGATGCCATCCAAGAAGCAATGGATGGACTAAGAGACGGCTTTAGTGTGGAAGCCAATGTGTCAGATCATGGATTTAACGAAGATGGCACAATGGTCGTCAATCAAGCCACCTTAATTGGCGTGGCACTTACACACAACCCAGCATTCGATGAAGCTCGCGTCTCTCATGTCGCGGCGACTACCGAAGTCATACCAGATGAACAACCAACCGAAGGAGACGCAGTGGAACCCACTACCGAAAAAACAGAAGCACCAGCCGCAGAGGTGGTCGAGGCTTCACAGCACGTCGTTCAAGCTAACAAGCCAGCACCATATTTCACTTCACCACGCAACCCAATTGTTAATCTTGGGTCATGGATGGAGCATTCAATTAAGGCCAAAATCAATCCAATGTCAGAGTCTGCAATTTATATCGCAGCCACAAATGACAACTTGGGAACAAGTAATCCCGGATTTAATCCAACACGCCAGCTCACAGAAGTAATCAATGGACTGAGCAACGGAACACGCGGTGCAATCGATGCGATTTCACGCGGCACATTGCCAGATGCTGGACTCACATTTGAAATCCCAAAGATTTCTCAAATTGCAACAGTCGCAGCCGTTGCAGAAAATGGCGCGGTATCAAATACCGATGTTAATTCGGCTTTCATTTCAATCCCAGTCACGCGCTTCGCAGGACGCAATGTGCTCACGACTGAAATTATTGATCGCAGCTCACCAGATTTCTTCAATGAGCTTGTTCGAATTATGGGATCAGCAATGGCATTTGCTCAAAACAAATACGTTGCAGCTCAATTGGTAGCAGATTCAACATCTGATGGCACACCAACAGCTAACACAGCAGCAGGATTGATTGCATACGTCAGCCGCGCCAACGCAGCGGTCTATGCAGCAACTCAGCGATTCGCACAGAACATCTTGGTATCTCCAAGCCAATGGTCAAACATCATGGGCTATAACTCAAGTGGAATTCCATTGTTTAATGCTTACCAGCCATCAAATCAAGCTGGTCTTGTCACTGGACAATCACAGCGCGGTCTAGTGCTTGGGCTTAATTTTTTCGTTGATAATTCTGGCGAAGTTACTGGAACAGGCGATGATTCAATGCTAGTCATTGAGCCGGGCGCATACTCATGGTATGAGAGCGGCAACTTCCGTCTCGATGTCAATAAGCCATCCGATGGAACTGTTGAAATCTCACTCAATTCTTATGGTGCATGCGCCACAAAGATTGGTGCCGGAGCCAACGCGTTTAACTTCACCTAATAACTAATCATCGGCCACAGCCGCTCCCGGATGTGGTCGAGCAGAAGAAGGGAACGGAAATGCCACAAATTGTAACCGCAGGCGAACTGCGATCGATTCTTGGCGTTTCCGTATCTCTTTATTCTGACGTATATCTTGAGCAAATGATTGACAGTGCAGAGCTGACGATTCTGCCATTGCTCACTGGATACCAATCAGCCGTCACATCAGTCTTTGTAGAAAATTCCATCGCCTATTACACGACTCAGCGCGTCAATTATTTCGTGCCGGGTCAAAGTGTCGTCATAACCGGATGTGGCGACTATGACGCAACAGTGACAGTCACCGACGATCGCATTTCGCCATTTGTCTTTACGTCTGCAACGGGCGAAGCAGACAGCACATACACGATCCCAATCATACCGGCTGGGCTTGCGTGTATTGATGGGGCAACCGCTGGAGATCTTTACTCTGGCGTTGCTCCCATTAAGTCAGCCATTCTTGTCGTCTCGGTCGAAGTGTTCCAAAGCGTTACAGCACCGGGCAATCAAATTATGAGCGATTCATTTCAACCATCGCCATTTATTCTTGGCCGCAGCTTGAGCAGCCGTATTGTTGGACTTCTCGGGCCATTTCTTGAAGTAGAGACTATGTGCTTATGACAATCGAAGCCGATGTGCGTTCACCATTGCAATCAACTCTTTCAACCATTGCAGCCAATGTCTATAACGGCATACCAGAGGCAATGACCAGCCCATCAATCGTATTGGTTCCGGGTTCGCCGTATTTGGAAAGCACTCTGATTAACGGATCAACCACAAAAGTCAAAATTAACTTTCAGGTCACTGGCGTCGTTGGATATTCCAGCAATGCAGCAGCTTTGACCAATCTTGAAGATTTAATGATCTCAATCATCTCAACGATGCCCGGCGGTTATGTCGTCGGCGATGTCAGTTCACCCACACCTTTGGAAGTCGGAACAGGAAAATTCTTGACGTCCGATTTGCAAGTCTCAACGTATTACACCGACTAAGGAGAAAAAAACATGGCAACAACAATCATCACTGGCAGAGATATCACTTTCACGATTGACAGTGATAATTTTGATGCCCAAGCAATGTCGGCGACTTTGACAGTCGATTCGACAATCAATACATATCAAACACTTGACGGAAAAGCCTATTACACCACCGACACTCAAGGATCATTTGCAGTTGAAATGCTTGCCGACTGGGGAGCACCATCATCACTTTGCGAAGCTCTTTGGACGGCTGCAACTAACGCACCACAAACTGGATTGCCAGTTGTATTCGTGGCCGACACTGGTGCATCATTTGCATTCGATGTCCAGCCAATCTTGCCATCTGCTGGCGGTACAGCTCCAGATGCTCAGACAGTATCGCTTGCATTTACTTGCGTAACCACGCCAGTGCTAACAATCAGCTAATCAAAGGAGACCGGGAGCATGAAACTTAATATTGAAGTTACTTACCAGACCGGGGAAGTCGCAACCTACACGGCGGCTCCACCGGAATGGCAAAAGTGGGAGCAGAAAACAGGATTTACAATCCAACAGGCAGAGGAGAAAATTGGAATATCTGATCTCTTATTTCTAGCTTATAGTTCAATGAAGCGTGAGAATGCCGGTAAGCCGGTTAAATCTTATGAGATTTGGTGCGAAGGCGTTGCAGATATAGGAGCAGGGAGCGCAGACCCAAAAGTTACGCCGTCGGAAGTCTCAGCCGAATAGTTGTTGAGCTTGCACTGGCGACAAATATCCCGATGAGCGAGTGGACGACGGCGGAACAGATTTTAACGGCGATGGAGATATTGGAGAAGCGACATGGCGTTTAAGGCTACAAAAGGCCAAGGCTCATTTCGCATTGAAGTCGAGCCTTATGAACTCAAAAATTTGATTTCAACTCTCAATTCATTAGATAAAGAAACTCAAGGTCGTGTGAGAGATGCCGCACAACCTCTTTCAAAAAGACTTGCTGGTCAGCTTATGATGTTTGGCGGCAGCTCACCAACTCCACAAACCAAATTGGTACTTTTATCAATGCTCACTCCAAGAGATCGTTTGATTCGCGTTGATATTGGCGGCTCAAAAAAAGTCGGTCGGCCATACGGCGGCACTGCAAGCAAAAGTGGAAAAGGCAACAAGGTTGGCCGTAGTGCAGCTCCGGCCGGTGCGTTGCTTTGGGGTTCCGAATATGGATCCCACTCAGGGGTTGATCGTGCTGGTCGAAAATATACCAATCGATTCAAAGCACCTCAAAATCGTCTTGGATATTGGATCAATGACGCAGTGGATTTTTATACACCAGTTGTTGCAAAAGAGTATATTGCGATTGTTCAAGGAATCATTAACGATTTGAGGCTCAACTAATGGCTGGAATTCCAAAAGTCAAAATTACTTTTGATGCTGATTTTGATGATCTCAAAAAAGGCATCAAAGGCGGTCAAGATGAAATTGAAAGTTTTGGCTCAAAAGTTGGCGATTTTGGGAAGAAGGCTGGACTGGCATTTGCCGCAGCCGGCATCGCCGCCACCGCTTATGCTGGCAAGTTGCTCATCGATGGCGTCAAGTCAGCCATCGCCGATGAAGCTGCACAAGCGAGCTTGGCACAAACTCTCAAAAATGTAACAGGGGCAACGGATGACCAGATTGCGGCCACCGAAAAATATATTCTTAAGACATCTCTGGCCAATGGAATCACCGACGATGTATTGCGACCATCATTGGAAAGATTACTTCGAGCAACAAAAGACGTCAGTGAAGCCCAAAAACTTCAGACACTTGCACTTGATATCGCGGCGGGTAGTACAAAAAGTCTAGAGGCGATTTCAAACGCGCTTGGAAAAGCCGTAGAAGGAAACACGGGAGCATTATCAAAATTAGGTGTCGGACTTACGGCGGCACAGCTTAAAACAATGAGCATGGATGATATTACAAAAGTTTTAGCCGATACGTTTGGCGGTCAAGCATCGGAAAAAGCAGACACATTTGCTGGCAAGATGTTACGTCTGAATGTGGCATTTGATGAGGGTAAAGAGACAGTTGGATCATTCGTACTTGATGCCATAACGCCGATGGTTGATACATTTGTCAAAGAGGTCGTTCCAGCAATAGCAGCATTCGCAGAGCAAATCGGCCCGAAACTAGAACCAGTCATAACATTTCTTGGAGATTACATCAAGAATGTATTGGTTCCAGCTTTCAAATCAATCTGGGCATTCATCACGGACTTCTTAATTCCAACATTCTCGGCCGTTCTGATTCCAGTTATTGACGGATTGAGATCAGCATTCAAAAAGATTCAAACTGCAATTAGTGACAACAGCGAAGAACTCAAGCCATTTATTGATTTTATGAAAAAGGTTGCAGACTTTGCCAGAGATACTTTGGCTCCAATTCTTGGCACAGTGCTCAAAGGTGCTTTCAGCGTCTTAGGCACAATTATCTCAGCCACAATTTCAGGATTTGCTGGCATTGTCACAGCCGTGACTAATGTCGTCAATGCGGTCAAAGCATTCATCCGATTGATGACCGATAATCCCATCACGCGATTCTTTGGCGGTGGATCAGCAGATAATGGAAAATCAAAAGGCTTGGTTGCAGGGGTTGATTTAAGCACTGGTGATTTAACGGGTTTGACCGATAGCACTGGCGGCATGACAGTTACGGATTCAGGATCGGTTGCAGATTTAAGAGCACTTGATAGAGCGCAAGCCAACTCAATTATCAATGTGACAGTCAATGGCGCAATTGATCCAGAAGGCACATCTCGGACCATTGTCGATACGCTCAACAATTCATTCTTTAGAGGCACCGGCGGCGCGACGAATCTGCAACTGGCATGAGCGTATTTAATCCAGTCTGGAGAGTGACGATTGGCGGCGTCCAATACCAAACATCAATTCTTGCCAATCTGACAATTACATCCGGGCGAACCAATATCTATGAGCAAGCTCAAGCCGGTTATACCAATATCGAGCTTATCAATCTAGATCAATCAAATGTCATTATTGCAATCAATGATGCAATCACCATCGAGCTTGAGGATTCAACGGCTACATTCATTCCCATCTTTGGCGGCTCAGTTGTCGAGGTTGGAATCTCAGTGGCAGAGCTTGGCAATGTCGCTTATGCCCAGCGCATCAAGATCATCGCTCTCGGTGCTCTGGCCAGATTGCCAAAGGCTTTAACCGATGGAGTCTTGGCTCAAGACTTTGATGGCAATCAGATCTTGACGATTCTGACCGATTTGCTTCTTAACCAATGGAATGAAGTACCAGCCGCGCTCCAGTGGAATACCTATGATCCGACGACCCAATGGCAAGATGCAGAAAACACCGGACTGGGTGAAATTGATACACCGGGCAATTATGAGCTGGCACAACGCTCATCAAGTCGAACCGATATGTATTCACTGGTGGCCGCGCTCGCCACAAGCGGTCTCGGTTATATTTATGAAAATGCACAGGGGCAAATCTCATACGCCGATTCTCTGCATCGATCAATCTATTTGGCCACATACGGCTACACCGATTTGAGTGCCAACGATGCTCAAGGCTCTGGACTCACCATTCAATCCCGCTGGCGACGTGCGCAACACCATAACCTTAAAATATGGCCAAAATTCCACAGAAGTCAGCGCGGCAGATGCCACGTCAGTGGGTTTATACGGCCAGCTTGCCCAAATATTCACGACCACAATCAAGCACGCAGTCGATGCCCAAGACCAAGCAGATTTTTATCTAACACTCCGGGCTTATCCTCAATACAACTTCAATCAGATCACTTATCAGCTGACGAATCCAGAGATTGACGATGGCGACCGAGATTCATTGATTAACGTGTTCATGGGAATGCCTCTGGCAATTGCCGATTTGCCGCTCAATATGTCGGCCGGTAATTATCTGGGCTTTGTCGAAGGCTGGACATTTCAAGCCGCTTACAACCAAATCAGCGTCTCTCTCAATCTCTCGCCATTGGCATTCTCACTGCAAGCAATGAAATGGGAAGATGTGAGTGTCGCAGAGGCTTGGAATACGATTTCTGGGATACTCGACTGGGAACACGCCTTAGTCGTGGCATAAGGAGAAAAGATGAGCAATCCAACAAGCAATTTCGGCTGGCAGATGCCTACGGCGACCGATCTTGTTACTGATTTACCAGCCGACTTTGAAGTCTTTGGCCAAGCGGTGGACACAGATTTCGTCGATCTTCTTGGTGGCACAACTGGTCAAATCTTATCCAAGACAAGTGCTACCGATTTGGATTTTACTTGGATAGCCAACGATCAAGGTGACATTACTGGCGTAACAGCTGGCAATGGCATCTCAGTCACAGATCCAACTGGCCCGGTGCCAACAGTGGCAATCAATACAGCCGTCACTGCCGATTTAACAACAGTGCAGACTTTGACCAATAAGAAGCTCAGCGACTCGACAACAACAATCGTCGATGTCAGTGACCCGACTAAAGCCATTAAGTTTGACGTTGCTGGCACGACTGCCATTACTGGCACCATTGCGACAGCGTTTACAACTGCAAAGACAGTTACAATTCCAGATACGACGGGAACAGTGGCTTTGACTAACGGCGTTGTCAATAACACTTTGACAACAACAACTGGCGACATCATCTATGCATCTGCTGCTAATACACCTGCACGTCTAGGCATAGGTACAACAGGCCAAGTTTTAAATGTTAGCGGTGGAATACCTGCGTGGACTACGGCAAGTAGCGGAGCAGTCGTACAGGTAAAAAGTATGACTACAACTACCGCCGCAAGTACATCATCAAGCACACACCAAGATTCTAATATTACATTAGCCATCACGCCAACATCTGCAAGCAATAAAATCCTAGTAATTGCCTCAGTCAATGGAATTCTTAGGGGGGCAACCCTTTCGGGCGTAGGCTTAAAACTTTTGCGCGGAGCGACAGTTATTTCAACCTTTGCCAGCAATTTAATGTACACAGATTCAGGCGGTGGCACTTTCGTAGGTAATAACGCTATGACCTTTTTAGATTCACCAGCCACAACCTCGGCGACTACATACAAAATTACATTTTCGTCTATAAATAATAGCAATTCAGTATCAGTTCAAAATAATAGCGATATGAGTTCAATTACTTTAATGGAGGTTATCCCATAATGGCAACAGGAGCGCAAGTCTTATCGTATTTATTACCTAATGCACAATGGTATCTCGTCGGTGATGATTTTACTGGCATCACTTTTATCGCTGGTGGCACAATTACTAAAGAGCAATTTGAGGCTGGCTTTGCACAATACGATGCTTGGAAAGCCGAGCAAGAAGCAAAGGCAGCTACCGACAAAGCAGCACTACTAGCCAAACTTGGCATTACTGCCGATGAAGCCAAATTGCTTTTGAGTTAATGCAATCCTATAACGGCTGGCCAGCATCTAAGGATCAGGCAGAAATCGGCATCGTGAGCATTCCCATCGAGGGAACCAAGCTCAAGGTGCGATGCGCAAAGGCCGTTGCTCCATTGATTGCTGGATTCTGCAAAGAATTCCATGAGCTGATTGAGCCAATTGATGAAGGCACACTCGACGACTGGGGATTTGCATTTAGAGATGTTCGTAACGTACCGGGCAAACTTTCCAATCACGCATCTGGAACGGCTATCGATCTAAATGCAACTCAGCATCCTCTTGGCAAAATCGGCACATTTCCGGCTGAGAAAGTTCCGATGATTCGGGCATTGGCTAAGAAGTACGGAATGACTTGGGGCGGTGACTGGACTCGTAAAGATGAAATGCACTTCGAGATCGCATTGGGTGAAGCGAAAGTCGCAGCACTCATCGGGAGCTTGAACAAAGGAGAAAACTAATGGATCAAGCAAAAGCAATGTTGGCATCATGGGCAAGAAGCTCTGTTGCCGGAATGCTGGCCGTCTATATGACGGGCAATACCAACGTGAAGGATCTAGCAATGGGCTTAGTAGCTGGAATTGTTCCAATGCTGGCTCGCTGGGCTAATCCAAACGACGCAGGATTTGGTCGAAAGAAGTGAGTGTCGGCGAATGGACGGCGGTGGGTGCGCTTGTCTTAGCGGTGCTCACTGCCATCTATTCGTCAATGAGAGTCATAGTGAGATCCATAATGTCGGAGCTAAGCCCGAATGGTGGTTCCAGCATGAAGGATCAAGTGAGCCGAATTGAGGCTAGACTGGATCATTTGATTCTGGAATTGGCACTCAAGAAATAGACACGCCGAGGCGCATTCTTGCCAATGTCAGCCATCGATGTCACTCTATCTCTGGGAGCACAGACAAGGCTCTCACGGGAGCAATAAAATGAATGAAGCATCAATTATCATAATGATGGGCATTGCCGCATTCTTATGGGCAGTAGCCGCGTACACAGTGGGAGTCAAAGAAGGCGAGCGCAGAGGATATGCCAGAGGCCGAGCAGTTGGCCGTCACGCATCATCGAAGGAAGTGACTCGATGAGCTTCTTGGACAATTATGAGGATGTTGCAGCTCGCATCCAGCGATTCTGGAAAGCACACCCATCGGGCAAGATCCACACATCAATCATCGACGTTGATCTCAAGGCCGGTTACATCTTGGTTGAATGCCGGGTCTATCGAGAATTTGAAGATGTCGAGCCATCTGGCATTGATTACGCATTTGGCAACGTGGCAACCTATAACGTCCAGATGAAGAAATGGTTTGTCGAAGACACAGTCACATCGGCTATCGGCCGGGCAATTGGTTTAGTGCTTGGATCTGATAAGCGGCCAACAGCTCAAAACATGGCTCAAGTCGAACGCGTAGATGCTTCGATCGTCAAGTCATCGGCCAATGACGTCGATCTATGGCAGACACACTTCGGAGCAATCCCGTCGTATAAGTCGCAAGAGGAAGTCGATGCCGCCGGCGAAACGGGCTTGGCTGGGGCGATAGCGGCCGTCACAGCCCAAATTGGCACCGACACACTCAAAGAGGCTCCGCTATGTCCACACGGCCATCGTGTTTGGCGTGAAGGCGTATCGGCCAAGACTGGCAAAGCGTGGGCGAATTACTCATGCGTTGAGCGAAAGCCCAAGCAATGCGAGCCAATCTGGTATGTCATGGGTTCATCTGGCAAATGGTCGCCACAACTATGAGCGACTACATCGAGATAATAAGCCGTCGAACGATGACGGCTAGAGTGCTCAAAGACATGGAAGTGGTGGAGGAATACAAAATTGAGCAATGCGACAAATGCTCACAGCTCAAGCGACTTGATCCATTTGGCTATCAAAAAGGCTATGACAACCTAGAAAACATCATTTGGTTCTGCGTGGACTGCCGATGATTAGCAGAGACGAAGAAATTAAATGCTTATTGGCAGCAATTACACATTGTAAAGATGGAACACCAGATCACACAACGCGCATCGTGCGAGACATCTCGTGGATTGATTGGGTCGCACAAATGGCCAACGCTATGGCGGCTGAATGGGTTGTGGCAAAGCATCTTGATTATAATTATCAGCCGGGCATTACATGGGATAAGTCAAAGGCCGATGTCGGTGATCACATTGAGGTGAAATGGTCAATCAACCCATCGTCGGCTCTCTGGATTCAAGAGTCTGATCGACATGATCGAGACATCGCAATTCTGGTCACTGGCCAATTGCCAAAGATGCACATTGTCGGCTGGATGCCGGTATCGATAGCCAAGCGGCAAAGGTATCGGAGCACTCATCAAAACAATTGGAACGTGCCACAAAGTAATCTGCAACCCATTGAGACGTTAATCAAGAGCAACTATGCGCACTCTCCAATTTGATTGCTCAATCTGCGCCAAGCTCTATGGAGACGGGCGCAAGATGCACGGGCTGACCAAAGGCGCAGAATTAACGCTTAATGAGTGGTTCACTCAATGCTCTGGATGCGGTGCATTTAGCATCAAGATCATCGATGATGAGATGGTCAAAGAATTATGATTCTGATTGGAAATTGTAAAGAGAAACTGAAAGAAATCCAAGACAACTCAATTCAAACGTGTATTACGTCTCCACCATATTGGGGATTGCGTGATTATGGCGATTCTAACCAGATTGGATTGGAACAATCGCCGCAAGATTACGTTCAACAGCTAGTTGAAGTATTCCGCGAAGTCTGGCGATGTCTCAAAGATGACGGCACATTGTGGCTCAATCTTGGAGATTCTTATTCGGGAAGTGGTAAAGGCCCGGCTGGCAATCTTGGAACAAATCACAATGAGAGAGATATGGAAAATAAGCATTCGGCCATAGTTCCAAATGGACTTAAACCGAAAGATCTTGTCGGCATTCCGTGGTTAGTTGCGTTTGCACTTCAAGCCGATGGCTGGTATTTGCGTCAAGATATTATTTGGGCTAAACCTAATCCGATGCCAGAATCGGTGACGGATCGTTGTACTAAATCACATGAATATGTGTTCTTACTCAGTAAATCAAGGCAGTATTACTTTGACAATGAAGCAATCAAAGAACCTTCGGTCTCTTATGCCACAGATAAAAGAGCAGATGAAGGCAGATTTGTCTATGACTCTAAGTTCGATGGAACATTGGGAACCGGCAATCAAGCGTTCGTGACTATCAATGAGACACGCAATAAACGCGATGTCTGGAATATCAGCACAAAACCATTCAAAGGTGCTCACTTCGCCGTTATGCCAGAAGCTCTGGTGGAACCATGTGTCTTGGCTGGTTCAAAGGTTGGCGATATCGTCTTGGATCCATTCATGGGAGCTGGAACAGTTGGTCTTGTCTCTCAGCGATACCAACGCGAGTTCATAGGCATCGAGCTCAATCCAGAATATGCCGCAATTGCCAAGCGCAGAATGGTTGATTGTGGAAATGTGGTGTTGTTGTGAGTTATCCACAGAAGTTATCCACAGGCAAGCCAAACCTGTGGACGACACGCGAGCGATACGCTCAAGTTATCCACATACTAGCAAGTAACTTGACGAAGGTACTACGCTCCATACTCGCTGGCGAGCCGCTGATGCGGATAGCTCGCAGGCGAAGTCTGGTGCTATTGGCAGTGCTATGTGTTGTTGGCACAACACCAGCGAAAGCAGTGTCACAGACTGACTTGCTGAAGCTCTATGCACATTCAAGATTTATCAATTATGATCAATTCAAATGCTTTGATGCTTTGATAACACATGAAAGCAACTGGAAAGTAAATGCAAAGAATGGATCTCATTACGGCTTAGGCCAGATGCGCAATGCCAAGTACGGGCGACTCGATGGCTTCTCGATGGTGGACTGGACCATTCGATATATCACGAAGCGATATGGTTCGATGTGTAATGGTTGGAGATTCTTCAAGGCGAATGGGTATCACTGATGAGTAGATCGTGGGCTAAGGGTTCGACATCAAAGTGGAGACGCATACGCGAGCGCATATTGGCCAGAGATGGGTGCTGCCAGCAATGTGGAACGACTGAAGGAGCGATGCACATCGATCACATCATTCCCAAGAGATTGAATGGTGGAGATGATGAGTGGAATTTGAGGCAATTGTGTCAAAATTGTAATTTATCCAAAGGGGGTCGGTTTTTTATGGGTGCTTTGACACCCCCGACTCTCCATGAACGTTTTATACCCAAAAACGTGAGCGTAAGTCATGACTAAGCCGCCATTGGTCAAAGATGGTGGAGATGTTATTGACATCGGCTCAAATCGGCTGCAATCGGTTTTGCAACCGGAATCAGCTCCACTCTTCGGCTCTGCCACGCCTAGATTGCACACTCCCCTAAATGATTTACCATCTCGCGGCTTCGATGTTATTGATCTAGCTGCCGAATTAAAGCTGGACTTGATGCCGTGGCAAAGATTCGTTCTTGAACATGCTCACAAAATTAAGCCAGATGGCAGATGGGCAACTCCTACAAATTGCGTGACGGTTGCTCGCCAAAATGGAAAATCGTTTCTCATGAATATTCGGATCATTGCCGGACTCTTTCTCTGGGATGAGCCGCTTCAAATCGGGACGGCGCACAGACTCTCGACATCATTCGAACAGTTTCGCCAGATGGAAAAGATTATCGAGTCCAGTGATTATCTTTCAAAGCAAGTCAAGCGCGTGCGCTTACGTCACGGAGAAGAAGAAATCGAAACGCTTAAAGGATCGCGGTTCATTATTCGTGCCAGTGGATCAGCTTCTCGCGGAGTTTCAGCTCCGGAGACAATCCATCTCGATGAGCTTCGCGAAATGAAAGACTTGGAGACGTACGCTTCACTTCGATTCACTTTGATGGCTGCAAAAAATCCCATGGTCATGGCTTATACAAATGCCGGAGAATCGACGTCTTTAATTTTGAATTCTCTGCGTGAACGCGCCATGGCTTCAATTGCCGGATCATCAGATTCTGAGATTGGTTACTTTGAATGGTCTGCTCCGACAGATGTCATCTCGCTGGAGAATGCGACTTATAGCAATCCGGCACTTGGACACACAATCAATGTTTCAAATATTGAATCGGTTCTCAATGACGATCCGACAGTGGTCATGACTGAAGTAATGTGCCGATGGGTGCAAACAATCTCCGGAGTCGTCGATGCTGAGAAATGGAAGAAATGCGCTTTGCCGGATGTGGACTTGGACGTCGATAAACTGACATGGCTTGCAATCGATGTCTCACCGGATCGAAAGCATTGTGCTCTGGTCGGTGCTCAAAAATTAGGCAATGAAGAATTTGTGGTCAAGCTATTGCATACGTGGGACAACGACGGACATCTGGACGACAAAGCAGTCGCAAATGATGCGGCTTACTATTGCCGCAAATATCCAATCGAATATCTGCTTTATTCTCAAAGAGCTGCCGGATCAATCGCCACTCGCTTGAAGCCAGCCGGCATTCCTATCTTTGACATGGATCCAAAATATCCACAAAGCTGCGATGAATTATTGGGAGCAATTGATTCCGGTCGTCTGCATCACAATAATTCCAGCGAACTCACTTCACAGATTCTTTCAGCCGTAAAATTTCCGCGCGGTGATGCTGGCTGGGTAATTGGACGTCGTGGACAAGCAATTGTCTGCGCGGCAGTGGCTACAGCTCTCGTCACACATTTCGCGACACGCCCAGAGACGGAGATTGACATTCTCGTCGGATAGTGCAAGACGTCTGAAAAAATGCGCACATGGGAATTCTTGACATTTTCGCAACGCGCAAGGTGGAGACGGTCACTCCGAAAGCTGGAGCAGATGTCTCAGCTTCACTTGCACCGGTTACATCCATTGATTCACTGACTCCATTCTTCGGCGGCTTACAAACTGCAACACGTGAACAAGCGATGAGCGTTCCGTCATGCGCAAGAGCACGCAACATCATCTGCTCATCGATTGCGTCAATTGGATTGCACGTTATTGATCGCAGCACTGGAATGGAAATTGAAGATGGAACTCCACGTGTTATTCGTACACCCGATCCACGAATTCCCGGATCGGCGACGTACGTGTGGACGTGCGAAGATATTCTCTTCTACGGTTACGGATATTGGCAGATCACAGAATTATTTGCTGACACATATCGCGTTCGCAGTGTGCAACGTGTATCACCGGCACGTGTAACAATTCAAACAAACTCAATTGCTTCAGAGATTGAGTATTACATGGTCGATGGAACTCCCGTTCCGAATTCTGGTGTCGGCTCGCTAGTCGTATTCAATGGCAATGATGAAGGCTTACTCAATAGAGCCGGTTTCACTTTGAGAACCGGTGCGGAATTGGAACGCGCGGCTGCAATGTATGCGCGCGAACCAATCCCGTCAATGGTATTGAAATCCAATGGCACAGCGTTACCAGCTGACAGAATTACAAAGCTTCTGGATTCATGGTCATCTGCTCGACGCAATCGCAGCACTGCATTCTTAAATGCTGACGTAACGATGGAAGCAGTCGGATTTGATCCGGAGAAATTACAGCTGGCAGCTGCGCGTTCTTACATCGCAACAGAGATCGCGCGTGCGACAGGAATTCCAGCGTATTACATCGATGCCGAAACAGGATCGAGCATGACGTACTCCAACGCTGTCAATCAAAGGCAGACGCTTCTGGACTTCTCTTTGATTCCATTGATGACAAGCATTTCCGAAAGACTTTCAATGCCGGACTTCATTCCGTCATCACAGGAAGTCAAATACGACTTGTCAGACTATTTGCGCGGCTCTGATCTTGAACGCGCGAACATATACAAGACACTCAATTCAATTGTGGATGCAAATGGCAATCCAGCAATCACAGTTGAAGAAATACGACAAGCAGAGGACATGATTCTATGAAAGTCACGACACCATTCACCATCACTGCGGCTGACTCTGAGTCACGCACAATCACCGGACAAATCGTTGCATTCGATACAGCTGCCAACGCATCCACCGGCAAAGTAATGTTCAAGCAAGGATCAC